TTACTTTATTACGTGGCCACGCGCAAGACAGCGAAGCTTAGAGTTCGCATAAACGGACTGCAGGTCTGTAGCTGTTCCACCCGCGGCACTATAAAGTAACTCCATTCCCTCCAAGCCTTTCGAGAATCCCGCCGTGCCATAGATAGTGTTCCCTAAACCAACCCAGTTTGCGCTCACGCCTTTTGCTGCCGACGGCAACGTCAATACTGATGGTGCGCCACCTATCATGGCAATTACACCAGCCGCTGTTCGGGAATATCCAATAAAAATATAATCACCGACAGTCAGATCAGGGGAAGGGATTGTGTTTGCGACAAGCAACCCAGCAGATGTTCTGTATAAATATGAAATAACCCCGGATGAATTTAATGTTATTGCTTCACCTGCAGTATCTGAGATGCAGCCAAGCAAAATCTGTGACACTGCCCCAGTATACTTAATAACCGCTGTTACGGTTTGATTCGCTGAGTCAGTGAATGGTGTTCTTAATCCGTTAAAAGTTTCTACAGCAGGCAGAACAACACTATGACTTGTAAAAGTCGGAGTGAATGATGAAGCAGTTGTTAATTGGTAATTACCGTCAAGAGACTTAAGACTTTCTTCATTATCATGAAACAGAAAATTTGCAAATCCAGCCTGAGGAATTACAGATAACGGTATCACCCTGCTTACGTCACCTTCGTTTATGTACTCTGCACCATCAAATGGAACTTCATAGCTGAGTCTTGTAAATAGATATCCTGGCATTATTTGGCCTCTTTCTTAAACATTACAGAGTAGTTATTCAATGGATATGGTACGCCATCTGAATTAAGAAGATCCGTTGCTGTCTCATCGCTATCACAGAGGTTTCCACGAACACCTGTAACTGGGCCTGCATTCCATGATGGATAACGGCCGTTGCCATCACTTGCGCCTCGATTTTCTGGAGTAAAAGCGTAAGCAAGATAAATTTTTGAGTTTGAATCAAAGTTGCTCGAAGATCTTACCTTTAACTTTTTATCTCCAATTATTACAGTCTCAGAGACTGGGAGTCTTGTCATTGTTCCACTTGGATCTTCAGACCAAATTTCAAACCCATTCATCGCATCGCTTGCCTGGGTGACAATGTCTTCACTAAATTTAATTTTTCCAATCGGTGGTTCAAAGTCAGAAACAAGTGTGGAAGAGCCTACGCGGCTGACATTCACCGGATGCAAAGGTTTGAAAGGTTTTTTATTGTCGAACCAAAATTTAATAGCCTTTGCTGCATATAAATCTAACCAACGATAACCATGGTTTGTAAGGTGAACACCGTCAAAATAAGGAAAAATATACATTGGCGTACACAGTTGAATTAGAGGGTTACTAATTGCCTCTTCTAATTGGCAAAGTGGCATTTCATAACTTGGATTAGTCAATCCTTGGTATCGACCGTGTGACGCCATTTGATAAATGATCATTGGTATATCGTGTGGCAGGCCGGAAACCGACTTAACTTTTTCGCTCAACGTTGACTGTACCAGTCGCATCATGCTCCGATAATATTCCGGCGATGACCCAAGATAGGCATCTGCCTCCGCATGATAGAATTGTTGTGCAATCATCCCATACTGCCGCCCCTGCGCATCTGCAAGCTGCTTAGCCTTCGTGATAGTATTCATGTACTGAGTCCAAGGCGTAGTACCTGGAGCGATTGCTGACATTGCGGCACCAGAAACACCTCTAGCCGCTGCGAGGTAAAACCGATTGTCATCCGGGTAGTCGCTATTTAACTGGTGTATTAGTGATTTTTCGTGATATTGAACGTCTGTAGTGTTCGGGAAGGTAACAAATGAAGTTGGCGTTTTGCCGTAAGTTGGCACGCCGACATTAAACATGAGCGCGTTCTGCATCACTGTTTCAATACCTGGTTCACCGTGCAGAGATATTGAAAGTGACTGCCCATATGATGGAAGATCGGTGAGCTCAGGCCAGGATGATGGCGTTACATAACTTGGGCCACATCCACCACTACCTACTGCCTCACCAAATAAATACATAACTTTTTCTGAAATTGAAGTTTTACGGATTATACGCCCGGCAGCGTCTACAAGTTCAATAATTTCATCAACACTGCTGCCATTATAACTCCATGTTTCAGATCCGATCCCATCAACCACCTCTTTATCAGCTAACTTCTTCCCGTATGCAACTAAAACTTTATCCTGGTGATTACTAAAGATTATATCACGACCAGAACTATCAACTAAAAGCGTTGTTTTTCTTTGTTGCACTGAGTTATCTACCCATTCAGATGAAAGTCCAGTGGATAATGATGAATACAAATTAGACATCTGTTCAACAAAGGCAGCGCTCGGATAACTTTTCCCAGTAGGTGCTGCAACCCCATTGTTATTGATGTATACATCAGCAACAATATTTTCGTTATCAGACCAGACAAAGAAATATGCACCATTAGGTATTTCACCAGAAGCAATGGCTGCATTGGCTTCTGTCATTGTCCACGGATGACCTAAAGGGGCTATGCTATCTAATGCTCCCTGCCACGTATACCTTTCAACCCCAAACCTGTCCGTATAAGTACGTTGTTCAGAACTTACAATCTGGTCTATTTTTCCTGAGTTATATTTTAAATCCCTGACATCTTCACTTGGAATTTGTTTTTGTGTTGGTGTGGTAGCCATTTATTCAGTTACCTCGTAATTGTACATTTCGTCGTTATATTCAGACATGGTTAACGAGGTAGTCCCGTCGCCATTGGGTTTCTTTTCGGTGATCGTCCACTTAGTCGCATCCATCTCCACCTGTGTGGCGATGACATAACGGGAGGGTGACTGCACGTTATAGCCGTCAAAAATATTGAGGGTTATTGCTGGTACTGCTGCGGTGAATCCAAACATCGTGTCGTTACGAGGAAATGCCTGAATTCTCGCGGTAGGGGTTCCATTTGCATCAGTGACGATGACAAACATGTCACCTTGCCATTCGATACGCTCACTGGTAATAAAATCATTGTCCTGTCGTGATCGGATATACCCCGCTTGCTGGTTAGAATCGTATGTATCGGCAACCTGCACCATTTGCCCGACATTCACCCATTCCCCATCGGCTAACGCCCGAATGGACATCGTCTGCCGTGAATAGAGAAGACGACGAATCTCCTTAAGTGCCCTATCCCTGGCTTGATACGAGTTCCTGACATACAGCATGTCGAACTTCTTCGCCTTTACTGGCTCACCCTCTTCAATGGTTGAGCCGGTGATCCGATAGCGAATGAATGCCTGTTTGTTTGTTGTTGGATTCTTGTAAGTGACCTGCACACCGTCAAATCCACCAGGGAGTGTCATGTCGTATGAGAGGCTGTAATCCTCCGCCTTAGTGTTAGCACGGTTGAACACCGTCACCGCGTTAGGCTTGCGCTCGTCACGCGTAAACGACAACACGCCGTCATCCCAGAACGCTGTAACAGTGGCCGCATCGCAGATAGTCTGCACCCTGGCACCTAATGAGATGTCTTCATCGTCAAACGTGTAGTCGAAGTAACCCAGGCGAGGATCGGGAAGTGAAGCGGCTATCGAATACAGCTCATAAATGTCGATGCTGGATTCAGCCTGTCCGCCCATTTTTAACCAGGTGTGCAGCACAGCGTCTGCAAACGAGCGTGACGGCCTTTCGGTGTAATCGACAGCCTGGGTTGCAAGGTCATAACTGATAACGTGACGGGTGATGAGCGCGTTGTATTTCCTGTCGCGTGAACTCGTTGCCCTTTCCGTCGCCGTGACAGTGACAGTAACCAATGTGTCATTTGGGTAAGTGACGTTGTTTCGCGTTCTGACAATATGAACTGCTTCAACTTTCAGCACGGAGTGATCGTTGCTGTTGTTCGTTCTGACAAATTGCAGTGCATAACGGCCATAACCAGCGGCTGGCGTTATCTTGAATGTTCCGTATTTGGTGTCTGAATTCTCATCATCGTTGTTCAGACCAATGTTGAGTAGTTCAGATGTGCCGGGTATCTGGTTATTGTCATCATCAACTTTCCACCACGTCACTGTTGTCCTGGCATAATCACCATGTCCCAACTGAGCTTGAAGGTGTATCCAGAGCTGCTCCCCGGCAACCGGAGAGAATGACGGGCCAATAACCAAAGGCTCATTATCGTTCAGCGTGAATATCGTCGTGTTAATAACCGCATCACCTGGTATCTGCCCAATGTCATTGCCGCCCAGGTTTGAAAAAGTAAACTCATAGAAATGCTGTGGATCTACCGGTGCACCATCATCAGTAGTCGTAGCATTGGTTAGGTCAGCAAACACGGTGATATCCCGCGTTACTGGACCAGATACCGTGTTGTAGGTGACGTTAACCACGAATGACACTGAGTGTGGTTTCGGCAAATCATAGAAGTAGTCGAAGTCACTATTTTGCTTAATCTTTACCTGAGCCTGACCGGCAACGAATTCACCAGAAACCATATCCGTGGTTGTCGTGGCCGTTTCAGCAGGGAAGTCTTCGCTCTCGTTTGGCCCTGGCAATTCCTGACCGTCGATATCATCGAATGCGAACCCTTCGTTGATGACCGGTATGTTTTGGCCTGGCTGGAAGATCTGGTACGAGGCCCCAGCCAGCGCGCCGAGGTTCGACTCTGAATAACGAACAGACGTCACGTCATACTTACCCAGCCCAAAGTTCATCCACTCGGTCACCTTTTTTATGTTGTTGGTGTACTCGAATAGCGACTCTTGGATCAGATCGGAGAATGCCCTCACCTGGCCGTAGTTATCCGGCTTTGCCTCACCATTGCGGGCAATGTTGGTTTGCCCTTTCAGGCTGTTATTCGGCGAGGTCTTGGAGTTGTTTGTGGCTGCGTTGGCGCTGGGCTGCTTGATGAGTGGCGAAAGGATTTTTTGGGTAAACTTTATTGGATTGAAGTGCTCAAGCGGGTTCAAGATTGTGCCGAGCGCACCACTCTTTGGCTGGTCAAACACGCTGATGATGTCGCCCTGGTTCAGCGGAAAGTTAAGTTCATCATCAGGTTTAAGCTTTACTCCGTTCCTCAGTATCTCAACATCGCAGTGCAGATTGGCCGATTTCAGCCAGGGGTAAAACATGCTGCCGGCTGCGAGCTTATGTCGCTCTTTCGGTATCCCCGGCACGCGCTGAACTTCGATCAACGGCATAGTCGTAAAACTCCACTTTGGTGAACACTTTTTCTAACGTCCGAAGCTTGTCGAAACGCACCTGGCCAGACTCGCCACGGCTATGGAATGCTTGGCCATCGACCACCAGACCGACATGCTTTGGCTCATCTCCGTAATACGCGATAAATATGCAACCATCGGCGGACTTTGCGGCCCGCTGCCAGAACACAACATCACCCGCAAAGCACGTCAGAAAGTCGCTACCGGCTTCGTAGTCCGGTGTTTGGTGTATCTCAATTCCAAGCACGTGGCGGTAATACAGAACGACGAGTCCCCAACAATCAGCCGCCTCAAATGAACACGCCCGATCGCGCCATGGCTTACCTTCCATCGCGGCCACAAAGTCAGCTTTATGCATTGGCTAGTCCTGGGAATTCGGTTGTGTTGTAGAGGAAGGCGATGTTGTTGTTCAGCGGGTTCTGCAGCGTCAGCGAGCACGTAACGTCGCTCTCATCCATCGACACGTCTTTCACGTACAACGTCCACGGTTTAAGCGGCGTATTCATGTCGGCCGCATCAAAGCGCTGGTAGGTCGCCGATATCGGCGTTATCCGTGAATACGTGCGCCACAATTTCAACTGCTGTTTAAAGTCCTGCGCCAGTCGGCCAAACTTCACCGTGGCGTTGATTACCGGCGTATTGCTCTGCTGGCTCTCTGATACCTCCATCCGGCACGGCGTGTAGATCTGCCCTGCAAACGTCTTGGGGTAAATCTGACGATTCACCAGGCGGATATAGCCGAAGGTTGAGTGATAGAACGTCATGGTGTCGTACAGGATGCGGTTAGGCCGCTGAGACTGAAATTCGCGTAACGTTGGCATTTAATACTCCGGCATATCGCGGTTAACCACCTCATCAATGATCCCCCACTGGTTCGGTGGCAGCTCAACAATGACGTCTGAGAATTCATCATCCGGGTTATAAACTTTCCGAGTGATGACGCTGGCCGTCCATGTGGCGGTGCTACCGTTGATGTTTTGCACCGGAGGGGCGATAAAATGTAGTTCCTGCAGTTGTAAGCCTGAGCCTCCCAGATTGATCATCATGGTGAACCACTGATTGCCGTTATCCAGATAGCGAGGGCTGCGGTACCACTGTTCGAACGCCCGATCTTGAGCAAGGTTAAAAATCCAGGTTAATGACCAAGTGGTTTTGAGGTCATCCGTCAGCCGCTGGAAGATGGGCGCACCAACAGCCGGTTGATCGGTACGAAACCCACCATCAATTGAGCGTGCCTTGTTTGGCTTCTGCGCAAGTGGCAGCCAGTCGGGATAAGGTATTGCCACGGTTGTCTCCCGGTAATAAAAAACCCGCCGAAGCGGGTTGTTAGTTTGTCGCCCTGCGAGGGGCTTGGTGATTTCGTGATATGGCCTGACTCATGGGGCCGCCGTTGTCCATGTCAGCAATAAATATCTCCATAGAGAGACCACCATTCCCGTCACTGTTGACCTGGTGATCAACGAACGAGCCATTAGTGTTTGTGATGTTCACACTCACGTTTATGCCGCCTCCACTCCCCTGCATATCCTTATTGCTGATCACCTTCCCGTTATCACCAGGGATCATGTACTGACTGCCGTTTGATGCCTGGTAGATTTCAGGCATCCCCCCTTCGCCTACCTGATACATGCTGCCAGCAGATACTGGGCCGCCATTCTTGCGTTTACCAGATAACGTCTTGGACAGGGCAAAGGCACCTACCAAAGCAGCACCACCGATGATTGCCGCTGCACCAAATGAGCCAACAGAGGCCACCAGTGCAGCTGGTAACCATGCTGCCATTGTCGTGCCTGCTGATGTGACGCTTGCTGCCGTAGTGGTTCCCAAGGCCCCTACTTGAGTTGCTGTTGTGGCGGCTATGGCAGATTGCTGAACAGATGCGCCCATGATGGCTGATTTAGCCTGCTGAATGCCCATGTCAACGAAGGACTGAATGACACTACTCAGCACGGTATTTGCAAGACTGCGGGCGGCGTCAGAAGCAGACTGAGTTCCCGTAATGACACTTGATAAAGCCAATCCAGCAGCACTGCCGAAAGAGTCAACCGCTGCGCCCAAAGCCTCCAGTCCAATGCTTTGTTGGGTAAATAGTGCCCATTGAGCATCAATCCGTGCTTTTTCATACTGCAAATTCGCAGCGTTCATCAGCGCCAAACCGTTTGCGGTAATGACTCCCCTCTGAGTTTCGAACTGCTGTATCAGCGCCAATTTCTGAGCATTCTCATTAGCCAGGGCCTGCACCGGATCAATGGCCCCCCTAGCTTCTTGCATTGGCGTTATTGCTTTTTCTGCTTTTATTCTGGCGAGGTTAACCTGGTGATCTTGCTCTAGCTTCTCCGATGCTGAGTTATATTGGTCTTGGCTGATAAGAAGTTTGCCGTTTGCATCTTTAGCTCCTTTCAGCATTTCAAGCTGTGATTTTTGCGCGGAATAGTCAGCGATCTCTTTCAACTCAGGAATAGCATTGCGTGCTTTGATTGCAGCGGCCGTGTCCCACGTAGCTGCTGCAAAGTCTCTTGCTTGCTGAATCTGACTTGCAGTCGCACCTTTGCCAAGAGATTGCCCTGCCCGCAAAATAGCTTGTTCACGGCTAAGATCTTCTGTTGAGTTTGCCGCCAACTCGGACTGCTGCTTTAAATTTGCAAGTTTCTGAGCAACGCTTTCAGCCTGATTCGCTGCCTTTTTCCCTTCAGCCCTATTTTGCTTTGTAGCTTGCTTCTGCTCCTGAATGGCTTTTGTTCTGTCATACTCAACACCAGCCCTTTCACGCGCAAGCATTACGTCCTGCTCGCTGCCACCAAGGTTTCTAATGTCCTTTTCGGCCTTAAGCTGTGAACGCTTTCTTTCATTCAATTCACTCTGTATTTCAACCTGATCGTTGAGTTTATCTAGGTAATCCTGAACGTTTTTCGGTCGCTCAACCTTCAGGCTTGTAGAATTAAATTTATCCTTGGCCCTTGACGCGAAATTTAACGCATCGCCTAGCTGATTAAACAAACCTGAGGATACTCCAGCCTCATGTCCGTCTCGCTTCAGCAAGTCTATGCCCTGCTGAAAAGTTCCGTTCATTTGAGCCCGCAAAATTCCGGTTTTGCTGATTGTCTGGCTTAATTTAGTCTGTTCGGACTCTACCTGGGCTGTTAACTGAATATGCTCGCTTTCAAGCTGATTAAGCTTTGACACAGCATCAGAATAAAGCAGGTTATTCTGGGCTAACCCTGCAACGGCAGCCTTTGCGTTCTCTAATCTGGATGTCAGATCGGTGAGTTGTGCCTCGCTACCTTTTAACTCTTCGGATTGAAGCTTAATTGACTTGCTGGCCTTGTCTATTTCTGCGGCCAACTGAACGCTACTCATGGTGCGCATTTTTGCGATAACACCATCGAGTTTATCGGCAAAATCTATTGCCTCTTGCTTGGCTTGTTGCGCTCTCTGATAGAAATAGAAGATAGCCGCCGACGCAAGGGTTGCAGCTCCAACCAGCCCGCCAAGAGGAGTTAAGGCTGCTACCAATGCCGCTCTAAGCGATCCTTGTGCTATAGCAGCTCTGGTAGCGGCTACAGTGTTCGCTACTGTTGCCAATGTTGCAGCGGTCAATGCCGATACATAACGAGAACCAATCACTGCCGAAATAGCCAATATCACGTTTGAAACAGCGGTTAAGTTTTCACTTAGGGTGATAATGGCATCATTAAATACCATAAACCCTGTTTTCACAGTGGCAGAGCTGCCGATAAACTTAGTGATGTTGTTCCCGGCAATCTGGCTGGCTTGTCCGATAGTCATGGTTGTCTTGGCAAATTCCTTGCCGATAACATTCCCCTGACCGAGCAAGCCATTAACTACGACATCAGTTGTTAATTTTCCTTGCGCAGCCATTGCTCGCATTTGTCCAATAGAGACACCCATAGAGTCAGCAAGCGCAACAATTAATCGGTTACCCTGCTCATTAACAGAGTTGAATTCTTCTCCCCTAAGGGCTCCAGAAGCAAGACCCTGCGAGAGCTGAATAATTGCATTTTCTGCTTCCTGAGCTGTCGCTCCTGATACCACAAAACCTTGGTTTATTATTGTTGTTAGCCTGGCTACGTCATTTGCACTGGTTCCATATTCGCGGGTAGCTCGCTCAAGGCGGGCATACAGAGAGGCTGTTGCGCCAAGGCTTGAGCGAGTTGACTGAGTAATGTCAAATACTCTCTTGGTTACCTGCTCAAGATCTTCCCCAGTCCTGATGGAATTTGCTAATTTGTTGTTTAATGTTGTCCACGCATCGGCATAGGCCGTCACTTCACGGAAAGATAGAGCGGCAGTAACTGCTGTGGCAACACGGGATAGCGCCCCCAAGGTAGAACCAGTGGTGCCAGCCTGTTTTTCTAATTTTGATAAACTCGCATCTGCCTTACCTGATTGCTTTTCCATTTCCCCCAAGACGTCAGATGCCCTGCGACTTCCTGTGAGCATTTTGGCTGTGTCGATCTCGACTTGATAGCTTAATGTACCACCGTCTTGCTCTGCCATTTACTGATCTCCGGGCATAAAAAAACCCCGCATTAGCGAGGTATTTTTGTTTAATTTATTATCTTACTTTACAGGCTGAACCTTTCCGTATTGGCTATTTAATGTCGTGTCATACATTACGCCACCAGAGAATATAAATACGTACTTCTGATCGCCTGTGTATCCACCATAACTGTTCTTCGCATTAACAAGTACAGGCGAAACCCATCCGAAAGTAACTTTCCCTCCTGATTGTGACCATGGGCCATCTTGTGAATACCCTTTAAATGTTTGCAGGAACTTGTATTGCGCGGAGTACGGGTCTTTTAAGGTAGCATTGAAATGGTTTTTAATTTGCTCTTGATAGTCCTTCGGCAACTCACCATAACTTGCCGCAGAAATTTGCGCCTGGCTTGGTGGAAGTTGCTTGGCGCAACCAGATAGCACCAGAGAAGCGAGGACAGCCCCGATAATTGCAATCTTTTTCATTTAGTCCTAATCCCATAGACAAGTAACAAGTCGTTACATGGTAGCAGAGGGTGCGGCGCAGGCAACGAAAAACCCGCAGCTAAGCGGGTTGAGTCAATGGAGTCACTACGAAATTTTCGTAGTTAGTTAGAACAACTTGCGCAGGTCTACGCCGTAAACAGCCATCCAGGCATCACGCGGCCATGACTTCACAGTGCCAAAGCGTGGATCTTCCACATCGTGCGGTAGTGCGCCATTCTCGCGGCACCACTTACGCAGAGGCTGCCATTTGAATTTCTCTCCGGTCTTCTTCTCTACCGGGATGATAGCAGCGTAATTTTTCCCTTCTCCGAGCCGCTCAGCAAGTTTGTTTTTCTCACGCACCGCTACAGATGCAGTTGCCATTGCTGTGGCCTCTCGCTTCTCCCCTATCCATCGACGCTCTTTGATGGCACGGTCACGCTGTTCGGTAACCAAGCGTGCTTCTTTGACCTTTATAAGCAGATCTTCAAGAGCCTGTTCATAGGTCAATGGCAAACCTGCAGACTCACGAGGACGGAAGTATGAATCCTCCAGTTTTTCGAAGAAAGACCATGCATCATCGGTATCGACAATCTTGGACATACGAGCCGCCCCCTTCTCTGTCCAGAGGGTAAGCGAACGAGTCATAGCTGAGATTTGTGAGCCACTATCAGTAGCTCGCAATCTAGTAACCTCAGATCCGGTCAACATAAAGAAATGTTTCCCTTCCTCAAAGCGATCTAGATTTCTGGAGAGATTCATACGAATGTTTTTCTCCTCACAACCATATCCTGCCGCCAACGTTTCGGTAGTGACAACCCGTACCCCATCCCAAGCCATTACTGGCAGAATATCAGGATCGACAACATGCATAGTCTTTGCTACATTTACTGCAGTTGATTGTTGCATTCAAATCTCCAATCAGTAGTGACATAAGCCGCCAGCAGCCACTGGCGGTTTTTATTTGCCCAATGTCCGGGGCAAAATTCTTAATGCTTTCGCATAATCTTCTCCGTCGCCAAACGACGGCTGATAAAGCCTGTTGGTTCAAATCCCAAATCTGTCGCTACGCCGCGTGCTATCGCTCTGAATGAGTCAGCTTTTCCCATCATCTCTACTTCGCCACCAAACAGGTTGTCTCTTATGATGACTTTCACGTAGTAGCGATACAGTGGTGATTCTTCCGGCGAATGAGCCATTTCCTGATCCAAAATATCCAGCACCCATCGGCGAAACTCTTTCGCAACTGAAGTACGGGCAAACATCGCTATTAAGTGCGCTCCGCGCAGCGAAAAAACACGGGTTGCTTGCTTTCCACTAGGGGTGGTCAGATTGACCACCCCTGTCATTTTGTCGGTAAACTCATCGGCGTGCCGTGAGTAAATACGCTGCACAGCCTTATCGTCAGCGTACTTAAGCGCATAACCAATCTGTGAAGCGGTTAGCCATGTGCCAGGGGCATCGTTTACCGGCGTCAAAATCACACCATGGAAATTAAGATCGGTATTCGCTACAATGTTCATGTTAGTTTTCTCGCAAGGGTTACTGACACTGAAGCCCCAGCTATCGCAAGTAGCCGGGGCTTCACTTTTTCCGCTATACATTCTTTACCCGCCCAACTGAACGATTCATCCGCTCAGTAAGAACCTTAACGATCTCGCTATTTAATGAACGGCCAGCAGCTTTTGCCTGCCCGCTCATCCAATCTTTTACCTCAGCGGGCATCCGCACTGGGTATGGGCTTACTTGTCTTTGTTCTTTCATAACTCCACCATAGATACATATAGATACATTAACTCGAACAACCACACCTAGATTATGATCCATTTTGTATCATTGTCAATCTCACGAAATAAATTATGATGTATCTATTTCTATCTTGGAGGTCGCGCGCATGACTAAGCAGTATTCGCCTTACCCATTCCGCATGCCCGCAGAAATGAGGGCTGATATTGAGAGCAAAGCCAAGGCAGCCGGAAGAAGCCTTCAGCAAGAGATGTTAAAACGCATAGAGTTATCTATGGAGCTTGAGAATTTATTTCGTACGGTGGGTGTCGATAGTTTGTATTCGATCATTGCAACTAACTGGCGTGTATCGCACACCGCTGAAATCAAGTGCATAGAGCTCGAAGCAGAAATAGAAAAACTAAAGGAAAACAACCGATTACTTGCAAAATCAAGCAATGTTTCAGACGACGTTAAATTCATGAATATAAGGCGTAACTTAGAGACAGCTTTGTCCGCATTAGAAAAGATAAGTCATGAACTTCCTCCCAAGCCTGAACCAATAAAAAGGCCCACTTGAGTGGGCTACTTCCCTTTCGCCATCATCGCCTGCCAGCGCTTGTCATCTTCGTCCATAACCTGGTCATACTCTTCACGTGTAAAGCCTTTCTGTTCAGGGTATTTGGCGGCAAGTAGTTGCTGAAATTCTGTCATCGTAAGCTGTTCAGCTTCCGCTCTCGGCATGTTGAAGTGGTTCCGTGCGGCGCTGATATACTCAAACGCTTTGAACTCGTTCACGTAGCTGTTTGACTCATGACGCTGCAGCTTTCGTAACTTTGCCTTACCGATGATTCCGTGAGTAATGAGAGCCTGCCCCAGAACGATAATATCGCTGGGCGGCATCTTGCCGCGACGAAATACAAACGCTCGCTTTCCTCTTTTGCTCGGTCTCAGTTCCCCCACCAGCGCGCTGATATCATCATCACAGCATGCTTGCATGACTATCATTCCGGCATAGATGGCATCGCTACTGAATGAGGGGGCATTGATGTATTCAAGTAGCCACGCAGGGATCGCGCCATATGCTTCTATGGCAGCTTCAAGCAACCTCGGTGCATCACTGGTATGCAGCTCAGCAAAGCGCTCTACAATCGCCGCTGGGGAGCCTATGCGGGACATATTGGCAAACGAGGGTCTGAAGAAGTAATCGCGGTCAGCATCGGAGATCAGCATCTCGCCAATTTCGGTGAACGGTATCATTGGTTAAACCTCGAATAATTATCATCAAGGGCACGTGTATGCCCTTTGTGATAGTTACGCGGTGATAGTGATCGCGCTGGTCGATGTCTTGGCACCATCGTTAGAAGTGAAGGTGATAATCGCCGAACCAGCTGAAACCCCTGTCACCAACCCTGATTGGTTAACAGTGGCTTTGCCGGTAGCAGAAGATGACCAGGTTCCCGTTTTATCACTGGCATCAGCAGGTAGAATAGTAGGAGTCAGTTGCTGGGTGGCCCCTACCGCAATGCTTGCTGTTGCTGGAGCAACAGTTACGCCGGTAACCGGAATATCATCGCCAACTTCAAATACCACGGTATCGGCATCGGCAACTTTCCACTCACCAGAGAAAGTGGAAATATCAGTGCCGCCGAAATCACCAGACCAGGACGTGGTGTTGAAGTACCCCATGATGTAGGTGCCAGAATCTTCGCCAACGAAGTCGAAACGAAGCCATAAAGTTGGCTGGCGGCCTGCCTGCACTTCATCAAAGATGTACTTAGAGATATGAATAGCGCCGATCTCTGTAGTTTTGTCCTTCTTACGGAACTCACCTTCCCCGGAAATGGTGAAATCCATGTTCGTGACAAGGCTCTCAACGAGCCCTTTGGTATCGTCTGCCTCCGACGTCACCGTATTAGGGGAGAAGTCGAACCCTTTTGTTGTCATCGCGCCAAGGCGCTTCCAATCGCTAAGGGCTGGCAGTGCGTCAGCACAACCGAATGCAGCACGAAGAACGGCAACTTTACCGATCAGCTTGCCGGTGTCATTTGGACAACCTTGCATGTGTTACCTCTTCAAATAAAAAAGGCCGCCCGGAGGCAGCCTGATGGATAGATATGTGTTGTTATTCGCCGTAAGTGCAACTGACGAGTAGTCGGTAGATTAGGCGACCTTCAGTAGAGGTGATTGGAGGGGGCAACCCGCCAAGCAATCGCATGGCACCAATGCAACTATCAGCACCTTCCTGGTCACTTATAAATTCAGCGATTCTGTTCGCTGCTGCGTCAGCTTCAGCGTTCTTGCCCTTCGCGCCAACTACATCGACCATCACGAAAAAATCACCACCACGATCATGCTGAACGTCAGAGCCACCGCCTGAGCGGAACACAATGAAGGCATCGGATAATTTGCCGGTGTCATTCCACATCAGCGTTTGAATGGTGAGGCCAGCGGTCAGCCCTGCATCTTCGAAATGGTCGCGGAGGCGGCGATACATTGGAGGGGTCACAGCTTCATCTCCTTCCGGATTATGTCATCCACCTGACGTCGAGTTCTCTCAGCCGCTTTTGTCAGGAATTTTGGTTCGCCAGCCGGATCCCAATAATTACCGCGATTGTTTGGTCGAGGTAGTCCCTTCATGATGCCGCTGGCGTTGTGAACGTAGACGGCATAATTAGCTGAGTAGCCAATGCGTCCAGTAATGCGCGTACCGTTTATCATGGTTTCTTGGAACTGAGAATTCACCAGGGTGCCGGTATCCATCGGTGTCATCAGTGCTGACTCTGCACCGATAATGAACATGGCGGATTTGATTGCTCTAACAGCCCTGCGTGTCCGAACATCCTCTACGACAGCATCCAATCGCCGCTGTGCTGCCTTGATGCCCTTTATCTTTACGCCCATACTTACGCTCCCGTAAGGATCGCGATGTCTTCAGCGAGGCGCTCAAACGTGTCTGCATACCGTACTACCTGCATCACCTCATCAGCACCAGCTGCTATCGGGTCTACTATCGTAGACTTTCCAATAAGCAGGTAGTCGCCTTTCTTTGCCCCCGTAAACTCAGTCCACACGGTATTTTTTACTGTGATTTCTGAACCGATGTTACTCAGTTTCGCCGACAAGCCACCTTCGTAATCGCACATGATAATTTCAGGCGGATCCCATCCAAGTGGATCACCCGCCTCACTGTTGCCGAGGTTCCGCCAGAACGTCGCCTCTGCCGTATACGACCAATCAGCTACTGAAGACATATCACTCCCTCCAGCTAACCACTGTTGGGTGTTCTGCTGCGATTCTTGGGCAGTTAATTGCCCATTCACCGCGGCAGTTCACAAACCCTGTGGTTTGCTTATTGGTATCGGTTTTTATCCAGACTCGTTCAAACGGCTTGGGGAGACGTTCAACGATCGGTATCCACACCATCACTTCCCCCCACACATACAGCCGCCTTTCCCGATCCAGAGACCAGCGAAGGCTTTGTTTGTTGGGTCAGGTGGAGTTATCGATGTCGCGCAACCGTACTTGTCGAGCCCACGCAGCAGGTTAATCGCGCCCTTCCACCGGTCAGAGAATGATTGATAACGGAAGGAGCGTGACGCGCCGCTTGGTGCTGTTTGTGAGCTAATGTACTTATCACCCTGGCCCAACCCCATCAGCGCTAATAGGTAGAGTTGAATGAGCAACGCTGTCGATGCCGGGTAATGCTCATCCAGACACGCCTGAATGCTGTTAGCCTGATCCACCAGCGCGGATAGGACGAAATCAGGCAGATTGATACCCTGTGACTGCAAGTATTCTTTGGCCTGTACGATAGTCACCATGGCTGATTCCTGAAAAGAGTTACCCCGCCGAAACGGGGCATAAAAAAACCGCCTTTAGCGGCGGCTGTTATTCAGCAGGGAACAATTTTTCAAGTTCACCATCAGGCAGCAAATCGGCAAGCCGATCCGCACCAAGGTTACCCTTGAATTCGATACCCAGCTCAGTCAGCCGGTTCGCAATAGTCTCTTTCCGAGACTTGGTTTCGTTACCCGCTCCAGGTGTTGCCGGTGTCAATTCACCACCAGCTTCACCAAGCATCGGCCGAACGTTGGATTTCAATGCTGGGTGCAGTTTTTCCAGCTCCAACACATCACCGACTTTCACGCCATTCCAGGGGCGAATTACTTCGTACTTAGCCATGCTCACCTCTTACGCCAGATCGGCACCGTAGACAACACCGGACAGGCCCTGATCATCTGCGGTGATTTGCAGACCTTCAGCAGACATGATCTGGAAGTTGTAGTTAACGTTCGGTAGTGGACGCGGCAGCGGGATAACACCTTGAGCCATACCCACCAGCGGCGTGATCACGTCCTTACGACGAACGTAAGCAATGAATTCGTTGCCTTTCAGCGCAAACGTCTGGCGAATTTCTTTCACCGGCGCGAACGGCAGTACCGCTTGCAATACATTGCCACTCACTACACCGTTGACCACGTATGGCTGCGCCAGGTTAGCCCAGACCTCTGGGGACACCCACATCACGTCATACTGAGAAACTTTGTTGACGCGAGCCAACGTACCGAAAGCACCCTTGCCGAAGAACTCGAACAACTGAGTCATCGTCGCAGTGGTCAGATCGATATTTGCACCGCCAGCACCAGCCCCCAAGTTTAGCTTTTTGGTGTTGCGGTGGTTCTTCAGGCCTTGAGCTGGGTAGCCTTGAACCTGGATTTTTTCATCACCGCCAAGATAGTAGGCCACCCGGCGCTTGTTAACTTTACGCAACTTAGCAGACTGAGAATCCAGAACCAGATCGACACCTACGGAATTAAGGCCAGCAGCGTGACGCCAGTTAACCCCATAACCCGCAGTGAACACTGGGATCGGGTCACCGTCGCTATCGTATTCGGTGTGATCGAATGAGAAAGGTGCCTGACCATCAATACTTACTGAAACATCATCAGCAATATCACCGACAACGTTATAGAGTTTTGCGGTTTTACCAACAGAAAGAACAGTCTGAATACCCATCAAATCGTTGATGATTTCCATGCCGTCTTCCTGGTCGCGCAACTGCAAGATCTGGTTATCGATTTCAGCCCAGAATTCGCGAGCGAAACCACCGACCGCATTACACGCCAGCATTTCTGGCGTCATGAGCGCGCGGTTTGCGGAGAGCATTGCATTGTGCTGAGCGTTCCAGATGTTTCGGTTAGCCCACAGTTCATTCCAGTGACCACCGAGGCGGCTGTTCGCAGCCAGTGTCTCTTTGGAGAAATACATATATTTTCCTTTTTACGGTGCAGGCGCTGCTGCGACGGTGCCAACGCGCATACGCACGCGGATGAAATCGGTGGTGCTGGCCGCAATAGTGGCTTCGTCCTGGCTATAGCCGATCACTGAGTCAGTATCAGCCGTCGCCAAAGTGAATTGACCATTTGCACCAAGCTTGATCGGGCTGTCCTTCTTATACGCACCAGGTACGCATAGCAGAGCCAGCTCGCGGCCTTCTTCTACATAGTTACCCACTGCAGAATCGCCTACCGGAACTACGTCAGTAATTTTCAGCCCCTGGTGGTAAGCAACATCAATGATATAGATGCGGCCTTTAAGCGCAGTTGCCTGAGCAAACTCATCGCTGGCGTTGATGACAGCAGCAGTGCCTGGCAGAAGTGCCGCAGCAGTGGTGCGGGTTTCGGTCTTGTACAGAGACTGACCGTCGATATTTACGCGACGATAACGTGGCATTGGCTGGCCCCCTTATTTGAAATATGCATCGGCAACAGGCGCGCCGGTTTCTTGCTGCTGCTGGCCGGAGTTACCTGCCAGAGGAGCGGCTTCGCCCAGAGACTTGAACATTACGTCCAGAGCGTCACCTTTGAGTGCGTTGGCTACGACATCGCCATGAACCTTCGCAACAGCTTCACGCTTGGTTTTCTCTTCAGCGCGAGAATTGGCGGTGAGCGTTTCGGCCAGTTGGTTATGGTTGGCCTGCAGTGCATCAACTTTTTCAGTGATCGGCTTGAGTGCATCGGCGAAGTTGGCAGCCAGGCCTTTGCCGATTTCGGTGATCAGCTCTTGTTTCTCTTCTGTGGTTAAAGGCATGTCGCCCTCCGTTTGGTGGTTTTGTGCAGGTTGTCCCTGCGGAGTGAATAAGGATTTAACTTTGTTGGCGACGACCGTCACCCAGGACTCTTGGCGCGCTACCGGTGTGCCGGTATCGTCAAAGGTGATCTTCCCACCTTCAGAGGAATAACCGTAAACCTGTGCGGTTCCGCCATTACGCATGATTACGACTTGCGAATCGGTAAAGTCAGCAACCCACGCATACTCATTTTCACCGGGTGCAAATTTTGCTTTCGCGGCCCTATCAAGCCGCAATTCGCGATCACGATAAGACTCACCCACCAGCGCACCAGAATTGGCCTTGAGCGGCGTCGCGAGGTCGGCGTTAACCATTAGGCCAACGCCTTGCTCCGGCGTCGCAGCACCAACCTCATGCAATAGAATGGCGTCGTGATCCATGCTGTGAATCTTCGCCACCCATTTGGCACCGGTAGCCTTCTGCTGCTCGTTTGGCTCCAGTTGGTCAAGGAATACCGCTACGCTTGTATGAATCGGGGGTACGTCTTCACCGCGCTCAATTGCAGCGACACGCTCGATCAGTTCCCTGCCGCCTTCGCTTTGATTGGCGGTCTGGGTATCAACCCATTTCTCCAGGTAAATTCGGTTGCCTGATTTCTTAACGTTCCTGTTCCAAGCACCGATATGGCCCTGATTGATGCCTTCAGGAGAAAAGGCGGAGATGAATGCGCCGTTGAGTTGCGGATGCCCTAATGGTGCCAGGGTGCCTTCCAGCCCTGCGTAATGATCATCGATTTCGCTGGCCGTATAGAGACCGTCATTCATGACGACGTTTGCCGGTAGCGTGTAACTGGGCAAAATAAGGTGTTCGCGCCCGTTGTACGTCTCACGACGGATAGCCTGGCTGTTTACCTTCGTGGTTACGTTAACTTGAACTTTCATGGATTAACCCTCTGCCCATTTGTAGCCTCTCTCCTTCATGTCACTTAGCGTCTGCTTGGCTTTATCGATGACCGAAGGGGTGAGAGGGTTCCCTTTTTCATCCACCAGCACGGAAAGCTGAGAGCACTTGCAGTTGATGGCGTTGCCGTTTTTGGTGTACCACTCCCTAACCTCATCTTGTGTGTACAGATGAGCATGCCTGGCGGCGTGTGTGGCGCGGGTTGTGGGGCTTAGTGCAGATATATGCATTAGCTTTGTTTTGATGCCATAGCGGTCTTGTGCGTCTTGTGCTTCGTCCCAGCGAGCGCGCCGGAGAGCGGTGGTGATTTCCGTTCGTGCGATCCGGTTGGCGCGACGCGTTTCGATTCCGGTTTGCTCATTGAGGTTCTTCGCAACATCACGCGGGTTTAGCCCCCTCGCTATCCCATCTGTCAGGATGCGCGCCATATCGCTCTTAACTTGTGCACTGAGTCCTTTCATCACTTCAAACTCACGTGCTCTTACCAGTATCAGACGAAGCTGATATGGCTCGCTTAACAGGATGCTGGGAACATCCTGCTGACCGGCAGCGTAAGCAGAGGATTGCTGGGAAAGGTTGTAATATTCCTGAGCGGTGCCACGCTGGTATGCCACGGAGACGTAACGCCCAAAGAACCAGAGGTTAAACTCTCCGCCTTCCAACAGAATGTCATCCACCAGCGCCTCGCCGTTCTGCAGCAACATTGAGAGAAGGCCCTGATCAAGTCGGAAGGTATAACGTTCGTTGACTACGGGTTCTGAGGGGATCCGGTTAAGAATATCGATGTAGCCTTTCGTTATCAGCTTCATGCGCTTTGCAAATTCACGCATGGCACCTCGCTCAAGCTTATCGACTCCGGTAGGGTCTTTTATGTTACTCGGCAGTATTGGAGGTTTCGGTTTCTTCTTCATCCCCTGTTTCTCCAAGCGGGTCATCACCCTCCGTCTCAAATCCTGCAGCGGTGCGAATTTCATCACCACTGAATGGGGCCACGTCTCCACTTTCGACCATGGCCTTATTCACCTCAGCCATGGCTTTGGAGTCTGCCAGGCGTTCAGCGCGCGTCTGCTGATTGAGGTCATCCCAGATAACTGTCTTCCGTCCAACTGAATCGATAATTTTCAGGTCAATCAGCTTGTCGCAGAAGTCCTCAATTTCGAAAGACAGATCGCCACGGCGACTCTGGCAGCGACCGTTCATATACTTCTGGTCTTCTGTGCTTGAGCGTTCAGCCTGTTGGTTCCCTACCAGTATCCTCGTAGGGATATCCACGCCAGCAGAAGCTGTCTGCAGGTTTACGTTATAGGTAGGGCTGGGATCTGATACCGGGGAAACAAGAGAGGTTACACTGGCACCTTGAAGACTTATCAACACGTCGTTACCGCGGTTCATTTCGCGGGCCGCCTCGTTGAACTCGTCCTGCAACTCGTCAACGCTTACACCGTACATTGACGCAAGACTGCCAAAGTCGATTTCTTTGTCGAAGCTAAGCGCAAGCTGGCGCGCTGCGTTCTTCAGGAATGACTCGCCAGATCCGCCTTCTACCTTCTCCAGGCTGACGAAAGCGTTATACGCAGGCTCCAGGAAACCAATAGCGTCGTCGCTGTAATCGCCGAGGATAAATATTCGGTCAGGATGAATATCAACACGGCGGGTCGAACCATTCGACAGGCGCTCTGTGTACTGCCACATCTTCGGCTTGCCATAGGTTTTCGAGTTGAGTCCGCTATCCCATTCACTAACCTTCAGTGAACCCGCCCAGGCCACCGTAACTTTTTCCAGACCACGACCTTTCGTTGCTTCGAGGTTCCAGGCTTTGTCGTCGCGAATGTGCAACAGAATGCCTGAGTATCGACCTACTAGGCGTCTACGGTCAGCATCCGAAAAGGCCCGCCATAACCGATTATTGAACACCTGCTTGAGCTTTTTCTCCCAGGCTGTTTCCTCGCGTTTCTCGTCTGACTTATCACCCTCAATAATTTCCGGGTTGGTTTGCCAGCATTTCCCCACCAGCTTTTCTACTGCGCCATGAGCTATGCCGCCACGGCGATAAAGCGAATAGAGATTTTCATAAGTAATCTGGTCAGGAAAACCGTATTCGCACCATGCTGAACCGCGTTTATTGTCCAGGCCCATCGATGGCCCCAGCATCCCCATACGGGCACGCTCAATCCTGGCGTCGTTCAACGCGTGGTTGACGGCCAGTTGGAGATTTTTATTCATGTCGATTCCGTTTGGTGGTATTCAGGCAATAAAAAAGGCCGCCCAAAGGCGACCTGTTAATGTGGGTGCAGTGGCCGGTGCTGCTACCTATCCGGCTTTGAGTCACAATGGGGGCCGCCACCGGCATAACCGGCTTTGTCTTGCCTGACTCCTGATCATTTAGATCTGGTTTGGCGCATCAGCCTGCGCATTCACTGCATATTCAGCTTACCGACCTCGCAGCCGCTTAGGAATTAGCATTCCCATAGATTGAGGCTTGTGCTTGATATAGCCATCAAGGCCGTAGCGCACGCCATCCCAACAGTGGTTGTTCTTATCTTCTATCACTGGCAGCACTTCCCCCGTAGTCCTATCGGTCTTGTATGAGTACAGGCGAGCTTCCTTCGCTGTTTCTTTGCAGCGTGGATGAATGATGATCTGCTTAAAGCCTCTGAGGCAGGTTATACCATCCTCAACACTACCAGCCCACTTCTGAGCTGCAGCGATGTTGAAGCCTTGTGCCTTGATATGGCTAATGGTTTCAGGTCGTGAGTTGTCAGCCTTGATCGGCCATTTCCGTGCCTGAGGTATGCCTGGGAATTTCGCCTCGTCAGTGACCTTCCAGTCTTCAATCTGCTTAGGCTTCGCACCATCGATTCCTGCGTAAAACTTCCACATGTCATCCAGCTCGACACCGTGGCCGTAAGCTTCGTATTCGATGTACAGATTGCTGTTGAGAATGAACATGCGGATAAGCGTGCTCGGGTCTTTCGCAAAACCGAAGTCCGCGCCGAATAACAGCCGTTCGGCCTGTTCCCATAGGTCATCAGCAAAGCTTTGGACAACATACTTATTCGCCAGTACCTGCTTATCGGAGTTTTCGAGGTAAGCGCCTTCCCATATCCACGCGTAATCGGCGTAATCGAGGTTTTCAAGGTCTTCCCGTCTTTCCTCTTCTAGCACTTCAGGGAACCACGGATTGTCGCTAAAGTTCATCTCGACAATCATCGAACTTTTCGGCGGATTCTTTCTGAAAAGTTTATCGGTAGCGCTACCGTCTTTCTCCGGGTTCCATGTCACCCAAATTTCTGAGCCTTTTTCACGTACAGTCGGCCTAAGTTTCTTCCAGGCTGTTGCAGATACCGACTCAGCCTCATCTACCCAGGCCACCAGAATTCGCGCTTTAGACTTGATGCTGTCGAGATTATGGCGCAGACCGCAAAACACATAGCTGACATTGCGATTTTTGGTGCGAATGTACTTTTCACCAATATCGAAGTAGTCATCCAGCCAAGGCACTGACCTGATCGCCTGCTTAACTTCCTCCATGGATGACTCTTCCAGAGAATTCATAAACTCGCGCGCGCAGAGAATGACCCCGCTTAACCCGCTTTCTGCTGCCTGGTAGGCTTTGACCGCGCTCATCAGTGCAAACGTGCGCGTCTTGGCCGAACCACGCCCACCATGAGCACAGCGGTAACGAATCCCCTCCGTAGCGAAAACAGGTACAAGTTTGGCAGGGATTTGTAGGTCAACCTGACTTTCCATTAGTTGGTTCCACTCCCACCAGTCTGATTGTCGTTGGCTTTGGCGTCATGCTCCCGTCAGGGCTGGTGTGCTCTACCTTTTGTTTATTGCTATAGGCGTCACCCACCTCTTTAGCTGCCTGTTCCATTAGCTGAGCCGTCATCCCGTAGTTTTTTGATTTCTCTGTGTTGGCGGCCATGCGGTCAAGGACACGCAAGCGATAAGCTTTATTGGCTATCGGTATATCGGCTATTTCATTCTGAAAGCGAGTCCGGGTCTCATAGAACAGCCCTACCCATTTCTTTGCGAGCCCCTTCCCACTAGCCTTAGTTGGATCATGCGACTCAGCCTGTTGCGGGGTAATTTTGATGCCAAACTCTTTTTGGACGGACTCCACCACAATTGACAGGGTATCGAAACACGCAAGTGATTGAATGATGAAGGCTTTTACATCGGGTTTTAATGCAGCCATAAATCACCATTCTTCCAAAGCATTCCAAAATTTACGCCAGCCGCAACATGCAGTTACCGCATGCCCTGGCAATGTTTAGGTGTGCCACCTCCGCAGGCTTATTTGCCGCATCAACCATTTCCTGAACTTCCACGCTGGCACCGTACCGCCGCACCACACCAACAAACTCTTCAACGTCGTGACCGCGCAGCTTGAGCACCGGCTGACCTTCTTTGTTGAACTTCGGCGCGCCAAATTCATCAGTAGCCTGGGCGATGTGGTAGATCTCATGCTCAACCAGTGCGCAGAATTCCAGATCCGAACACTGAGCGCAGTAGTCGGCAGCTAGCGTGATGATGAACTTCGGAACTTCGCCGAACCACTCATGCATCTGCTGTTCCATTCTGGCCTTCTGCCAACCACCGGCTCGCATGGCTACCTCTTCGGCCTGCCCGAGTACGTACCGCCCTTTCTTCTCGAATGCAGACGATGCCCACATGAAGCGCACGTCAGCATCCATCAGATGAGAATGATCAGGGTTATGTAAGCTGCCGGTATCGCTCAGGATTTGGCTATGTACCCACTCCTGCACTTCATTTGCTGGAACAAGGCCGATGTATGGCATCAGTTGATGAGACTCTATGAACTGCAGGGGCGGATATGGCCGCCGGTCATGGCTTTCATCCGGCATTTGCTTTGCCATGGCTTTCTCCTGCTGGTTGTCATTAGCATTGAATCAGCCACTCACTGAATGGCTGTTGCGATGCTCACTCTGCCGATGGCTCAAAGAGCATCAGAGCCTCTTTGCTCTCTTGAACCGCCTTTGCAGTGCGTGAAATAACATCGCTGTAATCCATGGCAAAGCGGTTGTATTGCTTTTCAAAAAGCTCAGCTTTAACCGGATCATCATCTACAAACTTAATGGCGCTGGCCGCTGCCGCAGTATCGTAGCTAACCAAGGTCAAGAGCTTGAGGCGGATGCTCTGCGCCTGGGTGATTTCTTTCGTTTCTGACATGTAAAACCTCCAGTTTAAGGGCATAAAAAAACCCGCCGTAGCGGGTCGTTATCGATGTTCTATTACTTCTTGCCGTTGGCCTCAGCCATTTGCTGATTAATTCATCGGTAACAAATATCTGCTAAGATGGCATTTCATTGCAAGAGTCAAAGGAGCGCGCCAATGAAGATGTTTTTACTCACCGCAGTTTTACCACTCGTAGCTATTGCTGGATGCTCTGACAAGCAACAAGAAAGTTTTAATCCATATAAAAATGAGACACCTGAATGCAGTAACTACCGCGCTATGACTGGCGCACCGATGTTGCCTGATGCATACACAAGACTCAGAGATAATTGTGAAGCATCCAAAAAGAAATAGTGATCCCTCACTGCATTATCGATGACCCTAGCAAAGGCCACCAGTAATGCTCATGCTCTAGAAATTCATGCGTCTATAGACGGTGGTGTCACTCTCAGCCTCTCGATCATCTGGGCCTATTTCTTACCGTTTGCCTCTGCCATTTGCAGATAGACGGCGGCGGAGCCGGTGGGGAGTGTTTTGCTTACCCCTCGGTAGTGCGCCACTCGCTCACGGAAGTATTCACGCAGATGCTCAGGCTGTTCTCGCTCCGCCTGCTCAGCTATCACTGGCTGGTTCATGCGCTCTTTGTACGCTACGCCTGACGCGGCAAGGTCTACGTTTACCTTGTCCATTTCTTCTTTTGGCAGATTGCCGAGATTGTATGACATGAGATCCTCCTATTGGGGAGGATTATAGCGATCTAACGAAGATCGTCCGATATGTTTTCGCTACCCGAATTTGACAATACTAGAAAAGACATTACTTTCATTGTGTGGTTTTGCTAAAAACACAATCTATAAGGGTACAGTATGAACATTGATGCACTTGAGTATTTATTAGAAAACAGCATAGAACTAATTGAAGAATCAGCAATTTCTGCCGGAGTTAATGTAGATTCAGCAGAGGGAGTTGCAAAACAAGTTGTTGGTGAAAAAACCATAGAAGATCTTACCATTAAGCAGCTCTATGTCTTCGACAAAGCAATTCGGCCCTTGATAGAGGGCTTAACATGTAGCGGTCAATGGAATGAAGTGGTGGAGGAGCCCGAGTGTGGCCGCCCTATCCCTGACGCTAACTTGGTGGCTTACTATCAAGATGATGAGACACTTTGTGAGAGCTGCCAGTCACTTTCAGACGGACAGAAAGATTTCAAAGCAAATATTTTCAGAGATTAAAACTACATAGTTTAGTTTTCCAATACATAATTGTTTTTAAGCACTGATAGCCACTTTACAAGCGTGTATTTTTTCTCACGCTTGTAAAATCTGTTCTTCCAACCTACTTGCGTAAATTGTTGATTTTAGTTCTCGCGCATTATCGATGGCACTCAGTGAATGCCACCTGTAATACCACAAGAGCAATTTCATGTAACTCTATGAGTTAAGACATGAAGTCGTCAGAACCAAGCCTATGGGAGCCATATTTAACTTCATGGCCATCACCAACGTCAATCGCCTTAGTCTCTGCGTCTTTTTTATTTGAGAAAACCCCTGCAAGACTCCAGGGATCATTACGAACCACACCCCACCCCAAAACCCAACCCTTGTTATCAGGATCATTTTTCAAGTCATTAGCTATAATCATTTTCATCTCCTTCAGTTAGTGAAGTTAAGATGATATTGATCTGTAGTAAGCAAAGGCAAATTTTCAGCTGTTTTGGGCAAAAATAGTTTTTCTTTTTCGCTGATTGCTATCTCGCTATCGATGTACGCCATTGGTTAAGCGTGGCCACCTGACCAGCGCAGATGGATAAAGCTGTTTGTAATGCCAGTGCGTAGCTCAATGCATCGCCCCAGGTATCGCCCCGCAACTGCGGTTTCTCGCATGGGATGAATACGGACTCAGGGGGTAACAGTACTACCTGTTGCGGGGCTGACTGCATTTTGCTGCAGGAGGTCAATAACAGCGGCAGGCATAGGAATATTGCCACATTTGTCGTTTTTAAGTGCTTCACGTAATGCCCTCTGGTAGCGTTCACCCTGCTGGCGCAGTTGCTGCTCTCTTTGCTGTTGTTCTGCTGCTAAGGCTCTGTTCTTCCGGTCTTGTTCTTGCAGGGTTGAGATTAGTCCTGACTGCTGCGCCAGCGTGTTTTCCTGCTGCTTAACCTGCTCGCCAGCCTTTACCGCGTTACTGTGGAAGTAGAACGCCATCCTACCTACGACAATCAGCGCCACCAGCAACAAACCAATCACCAGCGTGCGAAAGCTGAATGAGGTGTTCACGATAAAACCCCACCCACTTTTTGGTATTGCTGAAGAATTTTTTCGATCTTGTGCTCAGGCTGCCCATATCCAGCACCAGGGAGCGATGCCCAAATGTTTCGGCAATTATTTATAGCCTGGACAATGTTCCCAGCTTCAATGTCAGCTATTGCCCTGCGCTCCTTGATAAGCTGAATAGCCCATTTATCTTGTGACGACGGACCAAAATCAGGGAGGTTAAGCAATCCTTTGTAATGGGACCAGTCACGCAGCATGAACTGATATCTGCCGGAAGCATTGGACTTCAGTCCCTTGCTGTTGATTACCTTCGATGGACGGCCCTTGTTAAATGGGTGATCGGAGTAATCAGTGAATACTTCCGGCTTTTTGTCTGCGCCAGTCACAATGACGTCATATCCGTTATTCTTCGTCGCCGGACTCGTTGATGTGCCTTCTGACCATGCAAGCATGTCGAGAAAGGCGCGGAGGTTATTACTTATCTGCATCACTAACTCCCTTCCTGTTCAAACCGCTGATACGCTGCAATAGTGATATCGCGGCCTCACGAATTACCCTGGCCCCAATGACGCCAAGTACAGAGAACACGAACAGCTCAATTTTCATCGTCTCGGTTTTGGATAGCACGTCACCCATGCCCGGCAGCATCTCAATGGACCGAACTAATAACGGGGAAAGGACTGGGACCGTAGTTACTGCAATCAAGCCGGTGAGTAATGCATCCACCAATGCTGTGCGGATCTTGCCGCCATAGAAAAGGACACGACCGAATGCCAAGGCAGATGTGATCACCATGCCGTTTATCCAGTTAGCATTGCTCGAATAGAGATTTGCCAACCAGCCAAGGAAGGCATTGTCATTGTGGGGCATTTTCATACCTCCCCCTTCCGGGGATTAGTCCCGGCTCCGGGTGATAGATAAGGGTTAGCGCCGCGAATGCGAGGCGACATACGTCATTGAGTGAGGCATTGGGCGCTAAAGACGGAAAAGGCCACCCGAGGGCAGCCTTAAAATGTTTTGTAGTGTCCTGCGGTTTGTCAGGATTTCAGAAAGCAAAAAGCCCGCACAAAGGCGGGCCAATCAACGTCAGGCGCATAATACCCATCGTTAGAAAGAAATTACCACAGTTTCGGGAAAAGTAAATAGCTCGCGATAATATTGCTCACTATTTTTTAGTTCACTATTCTGTTGTCTCCTTTAACGCAGCATCAGCCATCGACTCTTCTATTTCTAAATGGGTTATCATTTCGTCATAGAACGGCTTAACAGACTTTTTCCAGGTATCCAACGATATGCTGGGGGTGATGCATGAGATCGCCCTGTACGCCTGTGTTGATGGCATGCGCTCATAGCCGCGACCCGAGCAACGTTTGCATGGTTTCCGCACTGGTACGCCCTGCCGTTCTGACTCTTCCTTGTCGAGCGCTTCACCGCGCCCTCGGCAATCATTGCAGGCCGTTTTTATAATTTGCTTACCGTTGCATTTCGGGCAGACCTTTCGAGTCGTGTCGTAATACTCATACTTCACCCGCATCTCGCCCTTAAAATCACCCGTAAATTTTGGCATAAGGCCTTCAGGCAGTTGTCTACGCTCAGTATATGGCGTTTCATCGTGCGCAATTGCCAGGCGGTTCATAACAAATTTCGTCTCCTCAATAAACCCGTCATCGCAGGTATCACAGGGAACCTCGCTGGCAGCGCTACGGGAATAATCTAGGAAGGCAAACACAGCCAGCGTGAAAATTACTCTGGCTTTTATCTCATTCGGTAGCTTGCGGATTGCAGCGATCTGGTCGCATCGTGTGATTGAGTGCTTGGCAAGCAGAACCACTGCCTTCGCTTTGTCCGTTTCGCTGATGCCTACCTTGCCGAGGAACGCCGCAAAACCAAACTCTGCTTGGGCCTGACACATACCCAGCGCCCCCATCACATCGCTGATGCTTAATGAGTCTGAGGCCGTTGCGGGCGTTGAGTCGTTCAGTGTGGGGGATTTTGGTGAAAAATATCTCGCTATAGATTCAAGTCTCATGCTACTTCTCCAATAATTATTTGGCCTACTTCGCCCCAAACCTTTGTTACTCGACCGTCCCAGATCCGGCAGTCGTCCTCAAAAATGGCATCCAACAACGCCTTTTCCAGATTGTCTTTATCTGGCTTCTGCTGATGCGGTTTACCGGCCATCTCAGCGCGTTTCTTCTTGCTCCAGCTATCTGGCATGGGTAATACAAACGTCACGTGATAGCCGCTCTCAGGCAGCGATATACGGTGCAATCTCACCTCGTCGCAGAATGCCCGATAGCGGAGAACTGGCGGGCGCTTGGCCCACCGGTCTTTTTGTGTCATGCGTGGTTTTGGTATTGGCGTGATGGGATAATTCTTCACGAGATAGCCCCTATGCCAACCGAGTAGTCAAAGAACTGCGCAAACAGGTCCGTTTGGCTACCATTTTCCGCTTCCCACGCTGTTGGGTTGTCATGTAGGTTGCGGTGGCAGGTACGGCACAGCGGGATTGTCAGATAATCACTTGGCTTGGTACCCATACCACCCAGCCCATGGCCGATGATGTGGTGAGGGTCATCAGCACGCGCACCACAACTGCAGCATGGTTGGGTTTTCACCCAGCGTGTATATTTGCTGTCTTCGACACGTGTCAGTTTTGGTCGCAGCATGAAAGCCTTCGGAGGTTCAGGATCCACCTTGAAAGCTTTCATCGCGGCCTTGGTCAGAATCTCTGTAGGCGAAGGGCCAACCACCATGTCAGATTCCTTTTTCGGGCCTGCTACGAAAATTGGTTTCGGCAAACCAAGTATTTGCGCTGATACGTCATTGGGGATCAGGTCAACTACCCCGGAAATAGCTGCCCACAAAATAAGCTCAGGTATTGTCAGTTGCCCTTCTGACTTAAGCCGCCATTTCGCCGTAGCAACCACCCAACGCGCCATGTTCACGTTCGCTATTGCATCAAGCTTTGGCGATATATGCCCGTCAGTCTTGTTGTCGCAGCTCCAACAGATACGCATTGCAGCATGACCATAACGACGGGTTTCCAGTTGACGTGGCTGCTCGTCTCCGCAGTACTGGCATCCCGTAAAGCGCGTTGCCCAGGCTTCAATCGCGTTGATACCACCAGCAGCGGCGATCACACGCTCATGCTGGAAGAAAGACTGCAGGCGCGGATCGTTTGCTATTTCATGCTCTACCTTCGGCAAAATTCCCTCTGGCAGCTCTTTGTATTCGTCAGGCACGGTTGAAATCATCACGCGGCCTGTCAGGTATGGCAGCATGGTTTGATCAGCCTTAATCAGAGCTATGCCCATATCGCGCTGTACGCTGGACTTCAGAATCATTCTCATGCTTGCGCCCCTGTCATTGCGTATGCTCGGGTTAAAATTGGACGCCACATCTGGCGGGCCTTACTTTCGTCAACATTGCCAAAGCCGTTTTTGCGTACCTGCTGCTGAGCACGTTTTTCTGCAGCGTTCGCAGGCATTGCTGCATCACGGATTAAGCGGTCAAAGGACTCATCAAAATCTATTTCTGGAGCATCGCCAGCCGGGGGATCCTGACGTTGTTGCTCGACTGCGTTAGCCATTGCTGCTTTGCGAACGCGCTGCACATTCCAGGTGTTGGCCGCAGCCAGATAGCCGCTGAAACGTACTGGGTCAAAAATCATCTTGGTGCTGAGCAGATGCCCCTTTGTCGAGTCACTCAGCAACAGGCTTGCGCGGTGCTCTGCCACCAACTTCAGCTCGTCAACGCTGTTGCCTTCCGACAGTCGCTCACAAATTTCTTTCAGGGTATCGGCGCGCTTTGGCGTTCTGCCGTTGATTTTCAAATTCAAAAAATCCAGCACTTCCCCAGCCATGCCCAATGTGTCCGCCGCTGGTTGTTCAGTCTGGGGGGCTATGGGGGGTTTTTCTTTTGGTTCAATGACTGATTCAAGAGAGTGACTGGTTCTGGTGCCATCTGACGGCATAGGGGCTGTGCTTTCTGACGGCACAGGGGGTGCTTTCTGACGGCATACCCCTGTGCTTTTTGGCGACATACCCCTGTGCTTTTTGACGGCACAGGGGGCTATGCTTTCTGACGACACAGGGGTATCCAGCGTCAGGTAGTACAAGTTAGAGGTATTCCCTTTGCCGTTGTTAACACCCAAACGGTTCTCTTTGGTGATTAATCCCATCTTAATCAATGCCTCAATGTGCGCCCGCACAGCGCTTTTGCTGCACTCGCAGTGGTCAGCAACATGCTGATAGGAAGGCCAGCACTCGCCCTTGTCGTTAGCGTTGTCGGCTATCTTGATCAGCACCAGCTTGCGCAGTGGATTACCCACCTTGATGCTCATAGCCTGCGCCATCAGATTCATGCTCATACTTCGACTCGCTTAAATTTCTCTTTAAATCGCTCGAGTGGCTGCATGCATTCATACGGGTAGCCCTCTCGCATAAAAATCACCTGCTGAGCAGCCCGATCCCACCGAACGACGGTCACGCGATTACCGCGAGCATCAAGATAGATCCGGTTTAATGGGACGGATTGGCTGCTAGTCATGGAGTTCTTTCATCTCGAAACGACCGAGGCGCGGGTGATACCAGTATTTGCTTCTGCAGGCCCGCGTGGACGTCTTCCGCACCTCGCTGAGTGCAGATAGAAAGTCATCCTCTTTGGCTACCGTCGCATTCGACAGGATGCCGCCAGGAGCGTTAAAGGGGATTTTCTTGCTGGGAACATGAAACGAGCAGATCAGCGCCCTAACTTTGTTATCAGACAGCCCAGACAAGGCAACTAAGTTGCGTACCGTCTGCCAGCCCGGAGGAATAGCGCCGGTTGAGATTTCCTCTATCTGTTGCGTTACGCCATTGACCTGCTGTTGCAACGCCTGCATCTGGCGCTGCTGTTGTGCAGCGTTCGTTGCCATGGCGGCTATCATTTCCATTTCAGATAGAGCAGATGGGGTCTGCACTGCGTCAAACGTGCGGATCACTTTCAGATTGAATGTTGCGCTAATCCACATGGCGTATGAATAAACGAGCTCTTTGCAGGCATAGCTGCCCTGCTCTAATCCACCACGAATAACGTTAATTGGCTGATTTTCAAGCGAGGGAGGAATTCCCCCCTCGGTCAAAAGTCGCACCAACTCCTGCGTTTGCTGTGTCGCATACCAATATTTCGGCTTGTGTCTTTCCTCGCCGCCAGCAGCACGATGCAAGTCATTCAGACAGTAACGCCCTACGGTATCTTGACGAATGGCGGTCTTTTCAATCACAATCAGGTTGTTCATAGCAGAACTCCAAATCAGATTAGTGAAGGCCGTGCAGCTGTAACTGCTCGGCTTTTTGCTTTCTTACCCCGCCTTCTCTGGCTTTTCTTCCTTCGTACAACTCGCAAGCGCAAACTGCCTGGCGCGGGTGAGACAGTCGTCGAATGCCATCCCCTTGCGGCTCGCCTGCGACATACGGCGATAGTGATCAGAACCATAATTTGCCCCCCCTGAGCTACTGCCTCGCTGAATCCCTCAGCCACCAGCTGCCGCTTGATGTTGTCGTAAACAAAAGTGTCCCAGGCCATTTAGTCCCACCCCAGCGGCTCTGGCCGCATGCGTTCAGCCTTCATTCCAATTTCAGCCAGCGTCTCCATCGAAAAGAGATAGTCACGACGGACAAGAACGGCTCCTGGTGGTGCCAACTGGATCCCCAACTCCGTCAGCAATCGGCAAAATTGCTCAATGTGACCGCCCTTTCCCTTCCACCGGCTAAGCGTCGATTCATCAACACTGATTGCGTCTGCCACCGGCTTTTGCCCAACCGATGCAAGTCGATTGAGGATCAAACCCTCCATTTCAATTGGCTTGAGTTTCGGCAGTTCCGACTTGCGTGCTATTGCATTGTTTCCCATTGATAATCCCTCATCAGTTTGCATCCAGCAGATCGGCCAGGTCAGGACGAATCTCAACAGCTTTAACCTGTCCGCCTGTGGCATTAACTATTGGCTTTACGTACCTAGCATCAATGCCGCCACCATGAAGCCAGCGCCAAACTGTTGGCTGCTTTACCCCACACAAAGATGCGAGTTTTTGTTGGCTGCCAACGATGCTTACTGCCTTTTGAATAGCTTCGTTCATCACTTAATCCTTAAAAGTATTAATCACCACGGATAATAGCAATGAGTATTTTAATTAGCAATAGCAATTCGAATTTGACGCTCAATACGCACGGCTATAAATTCGCTGGTATGAAAACGACACTTGCAGAACGCCTTAACCAGGCGATGGCCCATCGTGACAACATGACCCAGGCAGCGCTTGCTGAGGCATCTGGCGTTGCACAACCTACGATTTGGCGATTGACAAAAGGGAAGGCAAAAACATCAGGTAAACTGGTCGACATCGCAAATGCTCTTGGCGTAAATGTCGATTGGCTGGCTAATGGCGTTGGTGAGATGACAGGTGCTGATAGCCCGCCTGCGCCACGACTTGATCGTTCAAGCCAGATACCGGTCTGGGATGAAAATGGTGAAACTGATGACTATGTTATCTCACCTAAAGGAAAGCCACTCCCATCATGGAAGGCATATATCCTCAAGCGAAATAGCGGGTGTTCTGAAGCACCAGCTGGTTCCATTGTGATTGCTGACTCCAATATCACACCAGGCACAGGCGACTTGGTCTTGGCTAAGGTGAATAATGCAGTGTCAGCCTATCGCTTCCTTGATGGTGGGACTTTCGGCTTCTTATCAGTGGATGACTCACGCGTTCCGCTTATCGAATTGACACCTGATTCGTTGATTGGAGTCGTAGTTCTTCTACTCCGAGACTTCAGAATGTAATCACTCAAACCCTGCTCTGGCAGGGTTTCTGCTTTATAGACCCCCGCAGAACTACGTTCCAACATCTCAACCATACTTCCCCCGGAGCAAAAAGGGCTTAAGCCCAATAAATACTGTATATACATACAGTATTTTTATAATTAACTCTTTTCAAAGGAAAATCAATTCCTTTCGCCCTGCCATCCTCCCCACAAAACGTCACTCACAAACACCCAATACTAATTTTTATCAACTAAATTCACTTTCGAAACAATCAATTATACCCATTGCTATTGAAATACAATCAATACCTATTGCTATTAAAAATACTCATAGCTATTATTCATTCCATCGACAGCAACAACGTCACCCCAAACCACCGGGTCGCTCTTTAACAATCAGCAAAGTCGGATGAACTACCGGACTCACTGGTAATTCTGGCGCAGAACGAATACCAGCCGCGATCCGGCTGTGACGGCGACCAGGTGCTGATGTGTTGGGTATGAAACGCAAAGAGTGAACTTATCAAGCGTCCTGCGGGGCGCTTCATTAAGACCACTGAGGAGTAAGACGATGAACACCACTCACGATATGGGCAACAACGAATCAGTAAAAACCGGCGTTATCCCAAACGGCAACGGCACGTTTACAGCGATGACCTTCACCAAGAGCCGGGATTTCAAAACCGCAGTTGGCGCGCAGCGCTGGTTTGCACGCCAGATGGCCGACTAACACAGCAGAGGGTTACACGATGGCTAGTTTCTGGCATGGGAAGTTAAATAAGTGGTTAAAAATTGGTGACAAAGTAAGTACGCCACAGGGTGATGGCGAGATAAGTCAGCTTAGAAACGAATGCAAGTATCCAATTTTTGTGAAATTAAAAAATGGAAAAGAGAATTGTTTTTACATGGATGAAATTTCACCAATCAGCTAAACCCCCACCGCGCCCTACGGGGCGCACCAGTAACATCAGAGGGTTTCACATCGCGGCCCTAGAAGGATTTAGCAAGAATCAGTAAGAAAATTCTGTTTTTAATCTGGTACGCTTTACCCATCTATTCAGTAAGGATGAAAAGATGATTTTAAACAGACTATACAAAGCGATTATTAGATTAGCAGCATTGATGTCTTTAACTTTTTTGGTTCTAATTTTATTCGAGCTTAAATCACCAGTTAATTCAATGGAAATTATTATTGAGCTACTAATGCTTGGCATATGGGCTCACGCTGAATGGGATTGGAAAAAGAAAAAACAATAGAAATCACACCACATAAAAAGGTCGCCAAGGCGGCCTTTTTTGTTGCCTAAATTTAGATATAAATTCTTACGCAGCAGAGGATTACACGATGAAGGTGAAAATCACAACGACCGGCGGCGCCGTTCGCGAAGCAGATTTTGCCGCCGTCGAGTTTATGCCGGAACACTACGGCGCAATGCGGGGTTGGTGGTGGTGCCCGGAGAAAGGATACGTGATGCAGCTAGCCTTGCGCTACATCCACATTGACAGCGTCGAATATATCAACGCCTAACACCTACCGCGCCCTACGGGGCGCACTGAGGCAATCATGACTTTTAATCAAATCGTCTGGCTGGGCGTGGTTGTCTTATGCGTCGCGTGCTGGTCAGTAATTGGAATCTGCATCGCCGGGTAATACCGGCGTCTCACTTATCTGGTGGCGCATCGTTCCGGTTCTAATTTTAACCCACACAGTATAAATCCCCGGTTCGGTGCGCCACCAGGTGCGTGAGTCATCACAAGCCTGCTCAGTACCACTTCCCTTGCCATCCTTTGCCCCGCTAGCCGGGGCTCTTTTTTACATCAATAAAGGCCACTGCCCTGCTCCAGAGTGCTGGAACCGTAGGGAAACCGAGCGCGTGCATCAACTAAGGCAGTGCCTTTATCCATGTAATTTTCATTGAGAGGACATGTTATGCAAACCACCACAAAATGCTGTGAGCACTGCGGTAAGACGCGCGACGTTGAGAAAAAGGGAGTAAGCATTCAGCGCTACGAAGACGGCAGATATAAGCCCGTTAGAATCCTCGTCTGCGCCGACACCTGCGCCAGCTACTACACCATTCGCAGCGAAATAAAAACATTGCGTCGTCGCCTGCACACAATGCAGCGGAGGCCAGCATGGTAAGTCCAAGCAGAAACTGTCAGTTCAGAACCGCCCAGTTTGCAGCACGGGCAGCCAAATCACTTAAAAGCCCGTCGTTGTGGTATCTGGCGATGGTTCGACTGAGACACTCACTTGATGGACATAGTGCCGGAGTAACTAATGGCTAACTCATTTAAGCAGATGATGAACAACGGCACTATCAAACGTCCTGATGGCCGTATGACGATGCTCCTGGATGATATCCACGTCCAGGAGGGATTCAACAAGCGAGTCGAAAGCGAGCACACCCTAGCCGAAGACGAAAAACTCTTTCAGCACCTTATGAAGGGTAAACCAGTCCCACCGTTAGAAGTCAGGCCGCGTGATGATGGCGGTGTTTGGGTTGTCGAAGGACACCGCCGTCGCCGTGCATATAGTCGCTGTCGTGAAGCCGGTAAGCCGATAGAACGCATACAAATAATTCAATTCACCGGGAACGATGTCGAGCGCATCGCTCGCATCATGAACAGCAACACCCAGTTACCACTGTCCCCATATGAGCAATCGCTTGTAGTGAAAGAGCTGGCTGAGTTCAACCTGTCCCCCGATGAAATCGCTGCATTGGTCGGAAAGAGTCGCTCAACGGTCGATAAGTTACTGGCATTCAGCCAGGCAAATCACGACGTTCAGACGCTTGTTAGAGAGGGTTCTGTTGCCGTTGACGCCGCTGTAGACCGCGTGAAAGAGCACGGCGAAGCGGCTGGAAAGGTTCTGGCTGTTGACGTCGCAAAGGCAAAGAAAGCAGGCAAAAAGAAGGTCACCAAATCCTTTATCACTCCCCTATTCAGCGCCACCCGCGCACGCAGATTATGCGAGCTGCTCTATGACGCCTCGCCAATGCTCCGCGAAGAGGGAGATGTTCTGCTGCTCACGCCGGGAACCAGAGAGGAAATAAACAAAATCCTCAACGAGTACCGGCAACAGAACCCAGCCCAGGAGGCCATCGATGATCAAGCGCTTTAATCCTGACTTTTCGCTGAGCATTTCCCATGAGCTCGCTTATATGCGTGAAACCCCGGAGGGCGGCTACGTGGCGCACGGTGACTATGCAACGTTGTTTTCTGAGCTGGAAGTTGTGAAAGCTGATCGCGATGCGTTGGCTGTGGAGAATGCGGAGTTGAAGTCCGCGGTAATAGCAAAAGCCTATATCGATTTCATCAAGTCAAATGGTTGGAACGCTGGGGCCAAAACGATTAATGGGAAGTTTGCCGGATTCATGGACCCTGAAGTCGATTTTGGCTCCATGGTTTTCGCGCATGCCAAAAAGTTGATCGATGCCGTCGAAACCCCAGCCACCTCCGCCGCCCTTGCAGCTATCGAAGCGCGATTCTGCGGACTCCTGGACACTTACGGAAAAGGGGAGCCAGAGCGATTCAACCCTGAATTTGCAGACCTCTACGCAAAAATAGTCAATCGTATTTTCAGCTCGGTGATGGATAACCCGTCTGTAACTGACCTTGAGTCATTGACTGATTGGCTGGAAAACAGCGCCGAAAATGCACGCGCTTACGCAGATATGTCCATCAAGTTTCATGCCGAGCTGCGGGAGGCCAAATGAGCGTATTAAGCAATCATCATAAAGAGCTGAATGCCGAAGGTGTGGGTAAGTGCTCGGTTCCAATGTGGAGCGGCGGCGGCCCAGCGGGGTTCTGCGACGAGCCAGCTTATGGCATGCCGTTGCCGAGGGAGTATGTAAGGGATGGATACACAGGTCAGCGCATATACCTTGATGGTGGCTATGACGGTTATGTGCCAGCCCTTGCCTGTCCATGTCATGGGGGCCCGAAAAAACCATGAATAAATGGATATGGCCTATCGGCAAGTTCTGGACGTTCACCCCGCAAGGCTGGGTTCTGGCTGTGGTCTGGAATGTCTGCGAGTTACTCAAAATTAGGATGCCGCATGCGGAAAAAGCTTTCGGCGTAATCATCGGCAGGAAAGGTAACAAAGTGCGGGAGGCCAAATGAAGGTAACCGAAACCAAAGTTCAGAGCCTCGAAATCACCGAAGTCGAACGCCTCGACCCTATCCGCGTTATGGCTGAAAACTACGAGCCTGGGAAAGGCCGAATCACTATCACCTGCTATGGCAAGGCATGGACATCAGCATGGTTTGCGATGGGTGGTGACACTGTGCAGGCGTTTTTCATTCGCGTGTCGAATGACTATCTGATCGGCAACTTCGCACCGCAAATGCAGAGCGATGTTGATGACGACAACGACGCGAACCTGGAGTTTGTGAAGGCAGAAATCTGCAAGCTTCGCCGCTCAGGTGAAATTGACCATGCAAAAGCGCGTGACATGTGGGAGTCGGCAGAGTGCAGCGGCAACGTCAAAGAGGATTGCTGCTCCTGGATTCACGCGTCAGTTCTTAATGAGCTGCTGGGTGATGACCCCTACTACCAAAAGTGGCCTACCGTCCCTAACCCCGAATACCAATACCTTGAACGCATTCTGGATGCTGTACGTGAAGCACTGAAGCAAGTGGAGGTGCGTGATGCCAGCAAATGAACTGAAGCCATGCCCGTTCTGCGGTGTGAGCGGACATAGAAACGTGCGGCTGCAAGACCGCCGCAATCTTCTCGGGTGGCAAGTATTCTGCTTGTCATGCGGCGCGCGCGGCCCGAGTGGCGATCATGACGATGCGATAGACCGCTGGAATCACCGCACAGGTGACAGCGCTAGGGAGGTGGAGCGTGGGTAAGTTGACCGAGGCAGACAATGACGCGCTGAAGGCTATGCCTGAAGACTGGTTTCGACCTCTCAGCCTCTACATCAACCGTCCTCAATATCGTTGCGAGCGGCTTCATGTTGCTGGCGTTCTGGATACTCGGGTTATCGGTGAATACCCGGATTTGGTTCGCCAGTACCGCAAAAAGGAGGCCCAGCATGGCTAAGCTGACCAAGGCGCAGCGCGCAGAATTGCGTGAGAAGTTCGGCGGCCGGTGCGCTTACTGCGGCTGTCCACTGCCAGAGAAAGGCTGGCACGCCGACCATGTGGAACCGGTGATGCGTGAATCAGAGCAGGACATGGCGGCGAAAGCCAAAGGCTTATTCAAGCTGAAGGCTACCGGCAAGGTTTGGCATGAAAGCCGCGACTGCATAGAGAACCTTAACCCGGCGTGCGCGCCGTGCAACCTGTTCAAAATGACATTCAGCCTCGAGACGTTCCGCGAGCAGATAGCGGCACAGGCGGAGAGAGCGCGGCAGTACAGCGTCAATTTCCGTACCGCTGAACGCTTCGGCTTGGTTGAAGTGAAAAACGCCCCGGTTGTGTTTTGGTTTGAGCAGGCTGAAGCACAGGAGAAGGCATTATGAGCAAGGTAAAAACGATGGGCGCTAGCCCGCTGACCGGGAATATTTATTACGGCACGGTAGACATGGAGAAATCCCGCTGCGTTGGAAATAAAACTGATGTGACAGATATGGCATGTGAGGCTGTTGCTGAACACCTGTTTCACACGCAAAAGAGCAAGGTTTATCGCCTCAAGGATGGTCGTGAATTGGTGATAAGCGTACAGGTACGGGAGGTCAAGGATGGACAATAAGCTGAGCGAACTGAAAGTGGCCGCACTGGCCGCAACTCCGGGGCCGTGGGTTTTCGTGGATGACGACTGGAGTGATGGCGACCACGCGAACATTACAAGCGCTGAACGAAGCGATAGCAGCATCATCGATATCGCTCAAGTAAACGGCGGCGGTACTGCATCTGATTTTGATGAACCATTCCGCACTGAGCAGCAGGCCAACACAGCATTCATCGCCGCAGCTAACCCTGCGACTGTTCTCACCCTGCTGGCAAAGCTTGAAGAGGCCAATAAACGCATCTCCGAGCTGGAAGCAAAGCTGGTTACGTCGGTGCGGTTGCCGCAGAAAAACATCGGCTGGGACAGGGATGATGGTGAAGATTGCTGGAATAACGCCATTGATGCTTGCGCCAAAGAACTTCGCGCGGCTGGCTTCAAGTGCGTGGGGGATGGTGAATGAAGGTAATCCCACTCCCTCCTGTTGAATTCCTGAAGGAGTGCTTCTCACTGGAAGAGCCAGAAGGAAATCTAAAGTGGAATGTCAGGCCAAGAAGTCATTTTAAAAGCGATCACGTTTGGAAGATGTGGAACAGCAAGTTTTCCCTATCAGATGCAGGAGTCACCTGCGTAGACCATCGCAATAAATATCGCAGGGTAAAGGTAAACAGGACGAAATTTCAGGCACATCGAATCATCTACGCAATTCGTAATGGCTCCGACATACCAGCAGGGAAATGCATAGACCACATCGATGGCAACGGCCTGAATAATCGCACCGACAACCACCGACTGGTAACAGTCGGCGAAAACAGGCGCAACTGCAGGCTGGCGCTCAATAACAGGAGCGGGATTACCGGGGTAAGCAAGGCCAAGCGATCGAAGAAATGGGTTGTTCGAATGCAGGTTAGAAACGTCAGGCATTTTGAATACTTCGACACCAAGGAAGAGGCGATCGCATATAACTCAGCCATCCGTGCAGCAAGCGGAGCTTTCACAGAGAGACATGGACATGACACAGACACTAACGACTGAGACGATAAAGCTGTGGCGCATCAACGCAGAAATAACTTTGGGTGAAACTGATGAACTCGACCCGGATAACAACGCAGCAAAAGCGATTTTGGATCTTACCGCCGAACTACTGCGCTATCGCGAAGCGGCAGAAAATCCGTCGTGCTGGGAAATCGCAGGCCAGTTGTTCACGACCAAAGAAGATGCACTTAAACCCGGCTATATCGGTACGCCTGAGCCGCTTTACGATGGGCCAGTGCTGACCGATGACCGGGAGGCGCAGCCGGTGGGGTATGCAGAAAACGGGAAGGGATTCATCTATCACCCGGAACACCGAGACCGCATTAAAAACCCGGTTGCCGTATTCACCGCCCCGCCAGCCCCAGTTGAGAACTCAGAGTCTACAGGTGCGACAGCAGTGCCGGACTTCAAAGCACTGGCTGAGAATTTGGTAGAGAACCTTGTCGATTGCGGTGGTGCAGATGAAGAAGCAGTTGAGCAATATCTGGCTTTCGCTGAAAAAACCTGCCGCGCCGCAATGCTGGATCAACCTGTTAGCCAGCGTTACAAGTTAGCAGACAGTTCTGGTGGCTGGATTGAACATGATGGCGATTCGATACCCAAATCCCTCGACAGGAACGCATTGGTATATCTGAAAACCCGCGGGAAGGAACTAAAATTCCCTTACCCGGCAGGGATAGTTAGATGGGGGCACTTCAATAATGATTTCGATATTGTTGCCTACAAGATGGCAGCAGCACCGGAGGGCGGCAATTGACTCCCGCCCAACCATAATTATACTGTATGCATAAACAGTATTTTTAATGGTGAATATCATGGCTTCAAATGAACTGGGCTATCAAGTCGTCTATCGCGGTGAAATGCTTCCCTACTTTGTTGATGGCGGCTGGGTGTTCTTCCAGCGCTTGAAGGAATACGGCGGCGGCTACTGGCTCGGGCGCACATACAACGATGCATTTATCTTCGGCTTAGAGCGCCCTACGTCGCTGTTTGAAGGTATCCAGTTCATCTTAGCTACGAGGTATGTCGAGCAAAACGCAGATAAGTTTGACGACGATTTCACCCTCACTTAGAAGGAAATCACACATTGCAGTTAATGCCTGACGATAACGAAATCCTCGAACGGCTCAGCGCTACCGGCTCCACCCCTGATTCAGTTGCAAACCTTCTCCGCAGCGCCGGTTACAAAGGTATGACTGGTATAGCCATTCGCAGACGATTGCAGAAACTGGAAAAAGAAAAGGCTGTTGAGCGCGTTCGCCGCCCAGACATCAAGAAAACTTGCTGGGCCCCAGCTACCAAATAATCACTTCCCCACCGGTAAAAAATGAAACCTCGAATTCCGCAACGAATCAGCATTAAAGCTGAGGGGGTTCTATGCGCCTTCATGGAGGGCAAAAGGACACCCACCCGAACCTATCAGCATAAGCACTTAACGTTGCCAGTGTCCCGCTGCTGGCGTCTGCTTTCAAAAGATAACGGTCACTCATGGAAAGTTATGAGTCACGAAAAGTACAACGTGGAGATAAAGAAGTGAGAGAAAAAACGAACTATGACTTTTTGAAGTTTTTGGCAAAAGATACCGGTTATTACGACGTCGCTGGTCACCTGGAGGTATTGCAAAAGGCATTCCCTAAATCGACGGTGAACATAAAAATTGTCAGACGGCTCCGCAGGCAAATATCTGAATCTAGCCATGTGGTTTATGACGTCTACATTGCTAAGAGCCGCCAAAACAGGGCAGGTTGTAAAGGTTCTTGCTGTAGACCCCGAGTACAAAGCTATTCACGGATACGAACCGTGAACCTGAAATGTCCCGCGAGCATGGTTGAACGACGAACCGAAGAGCGTTGTTGATTGCATCAAACGTGTCCAATGGTCAACCAACTATTAGCCCCTGTTACCCACCACCGCGCTACTAACACCGGAGCATCATCATGACATTTGGATATAAAAACTTAGCGCACCAGGCCGCTGAGGCAGAACGCCGCGCCCATTATTCTGACGCGGCCAGTATTTGGCTTAAAGCATTCGAAGTGGCTCGGGCAGTCGATGTGGTGTGGGTACAAATCCGCATCGATTTTTGTGTCAACGCGGCATCGCGCAACTGGGGCAGATAA